ATCCTGAGTTACGCCACGATAAACACCCATATTACTCTCCTTAAGAGAGAGGGGCCGAAGCCCCCCACCCTAGTTTAGGCAGCCGAAACGTTAGCCACGATGGCGAAAGCATTCACCACGCAGTCAGTCGGAGCAGCCGTATTGAGAAGCAGGTCGATGGTGTCTGCCGTAGCAACAACGGTCGGGTTAGCAAGGTTAGAAATACCGTAGCCCAACGCATTCGACGCGAGGTCGTTTGTGTAGAGATCAGCAGTTCCACCCGTGTAACCAAGATCGAACGTTGCCGTCGTGTTAGTTGACTCCACTTTCGTCACCTGCAGACCGGCCGAAAGAACGACCGAACCAGCGGGGAGAGAGATGACCTGAAGCGTGTCCGTAGCAGCCAGAGCCGTAGCACCAGCGGCAGAACGAGCAGCCACAATCGCGGCAAAATCAAGTTCAACAGAGAACTTAGAAATGCCACTGCCATCAGGGAACGCAGCAGTTCCCTTATTAAAACCAAGAGTATCAGTATAAGCAGCCATTTTATTTAACTCCTACAATTAGGCGAGCGTGACGACAGACTGGGCCAGCGCCTCACCCTTGACAACCTTGTACCCATAGACCTGAAGGCCACGGACAATATTACCAAAGGTCGACTCCGAACGGATCGTCTCCATGTTCGTCATCTGCGAAGCGAAGGTAAAGCCCATCTTGTGACCAGCGATGAGGTTGTACTTCATCGAAGCTCCAGAGCCAGAGGTCGAAAGGTTGTGGCTCACATAAAGCGTGAACCGGTCAACCATACCAAGGCGACCGTTGCGAACAACGGAAGTGCTGTCGCCAGTCAGCGAAGCGTCCTTGAGTTCCGACTTCTTGATGAGACCCGCCATCTTGGCCGGAATCACAACAAAGCGATTCTGCTCAGGGCAGTTGGCTTCATCGAGAACCGTGCCGAGATCAACGATCAGGTCAATCACCGACTTCGTGCCGCCAGCACCGTCCTTCGTCACAGAAAGCGGCGAAGCATTCGTACCAAGGTTGAACGAAGCCGACTGCTCACCAGCCGTTGCACCCTTGTTGGTGGAGGCAATACCGGGAAGAAGATCGGTCAACACGCGCTGATCAATCTTGATCTTCATACGCTCGGAAGCGTCCTTCGTCCAAGTGTCCATCAGATTGATGTCCGATTGCACCTTGTCAACATCGTCCTCAACGCAAGCAAAGTACTCGCCCTTGTCGATGAGAAGCTGAATCTTCGGCTTGTCCGGATTCTCAACCGTCAGCGTCTGACCCTTCACGTAGTCGCGGATCGTGATTTCCGGCGTGGTGCGGATGTTAACCGTATCACCATACTGGCGAATCTCGCCCTCGTAGTCCGTGTTGGAGATGGCAGCGAGAACCGTAGCATCGTAGAAGTTCTCGATGAGTTTGCCCGACCAGAGTTCGGGGATGAAATTGCCGCTGTAATTCGGGCGGCCCGGGGAAACGGGATAAGACATTTTAGACTCCTTCTAATTACGCATTAAGTTGGATGCGATTCTCCCGCTGTGCGGCAAAGATATCGCGTTCGATTCGGTCACGTTCCTGCTCTCGACCTTTATACTTACCGGAGCGAACATCGTTAAAGAATTTCTGGATGTCTACCGGGGTATAAGTTTTGGCTTTGCTGGATTGCGGAGTTCCGGCGTTCTTTGAACGACCCGGGGAAACTTGCTTTTCCAACTCAGCCGCAGGGGCGCGCGCCGTGGTGGTTTGAGCAACAGTGGCTTGTCCATTACTCTCAAGCCAAGTGCGAAAGAAATTTGCAACTCGTCGCGCATCAAGCGACCGCTGCGCATCCTCAAGGTAAGTCTGGCGGCTAATGCCAGTTAGCGAATCGATCTCAAGCAACCAAGACTGAAAATCCTGATTGTCATTGATCTCACGCCAATTAGGAACGTTGCTCGAAAGATCAGCCCAGAACTGTTGTTCTGCCGAAACAGCCTGCCGTTGTGCGACAGCCTGCACCTGCGGAACCACGTTGTTCTGAAGTTGACCAAGCATCTTCTCAAGTTGCGCAATACGAGAAGCGACAGAACCAAGTTCTTCGCGGGTTACTTTGCGCATGACATCAATAGACTCACCGTATTCCTCAACATCCTTGTCCGTAACAAGTTTATCTACCTGCACGGTGGGTTGAGGAGCAGCGGTCTGCTGTGCTGAAAGAGATGCAAGCAATTGCTCCATCTGCTGTATGCGGCCATTAAGTTCTTTGTTCTGCTGATGCAGCCTTGGAACCTCGGCGTTATACATTCCTTGAAGCGTCTTGTATTTCTGCAAGACGGTTTCTTCCGGCACCTTATCATCACCAGCTTTCTGCTCAACTGCTGGTGAAGGAGCAGCATTATTCGCGTCAGTATTCTCGTCGGCGGCGGGTGCTTCGGCGTTCTCAACAGGTGCAGAAGGCTCATCGGCAGGTTTGCCTGCTTCCTCCTGACTTACATTGAGTTGCTTATAAAGCTCTTGGACAGCCTCGGACTGTTTACGAATTTGCTCTGGAAGGGCCATTTGTACGCTCCTATCGGTATGCGTTAATTAGACGGCGAGATTAAATCTTTGCCGCCAGGTCAGGGGCATCTTTGGCAAACTTATAAAGTTCACCCAACACTTGGCAGCGCCCCTGTGAGACTGCCGAGCTGTTAACTGTATACGGTAGGTTATCAAGTTCATGCATACGCCACGCGTGCAGATACTCCAGAACTTCTGGGTACTGTCTTACGGCCATGGCTACAGCCTTGATCACCTTGGGTTCAGGACGGATCATGCCGCCCTCCCACTAGGGCCACGCACTGTGGTGGCCTCTACGCCGCCTTTGGGAGACCCATCAGGGAGAGAAGGTGTTGCACTTTGCGGCTGCGCCTGCTGCTGTTCTGCAGCCATAGCCATCGCCTGTGCTTCCATCCTCGACTGATACATAGACTTTTCCCGAGACGGAACAACTTCATCAACGTCCATCTGCAACCCTCTAGCCACTTCGCGCAAGATCGCGGCGCGGCCGTCTTTGCCGATAATCTCGACATCGATTGGATTAGCAGTTGCGTTAAGAAATTCAATTCTGCGGAGATTGACGGTCTCTTTCACCGCAAGGTTGATAGCACCCTTGGCCACAACCTCAACGTCGCCCTTGATGGACTCATCCTCATCATACCGCATGTTGTAAATGAACTGCCGTTCGACAATGGGTTTAACAACATCCATATCGATATGCATGACAACTTGGCGGATGCCCTTGCCTGCAGCGCCCATCAACATCGAAAGACCGGACGAAGTGCGTCCGGCCCCTTGAACGTTTAGATCACCATAAACATAAGCAGGAATACCAGAATGATCGTCAGCAAGACGGCTGAACTTATCATAGACGGCCACCAAGGTTTGAGCGTTATCCTCTGGCTGAGTGAAGCGCACCGCTGGCGCACTTGATCCCAACGGGTCATTAGTGACCTGCCAAATCTTCCAAGGAGTGAGTTGGGTGATGTCTTCGTTAGGGGGGATTCGCTCGAGGTTGACTTCAACTTGAGGGCCGGATGCGATTCCCATGTTGTTGACGAGGGCACGGGCGGCGGCGTTACAGACGCTTTGGAGGTCTTCGATGATTTTCGGGATACCTTTACCCCAGAACGCGCCCGGGCACTTGATGAAGGAGGTTTTCGCATACGGTTTTTCTCCAAGCGGATCGTAGTTCAACACCGCTTTGATGACGTAGTTACCCACTACCCACACGTTAGCGTCATATTCTTTGGCAGGATCAGGAATATCTTCTTCCGTCATTCCCCACTCAAGTAGCATTTTGCCGCTAACCTTGCCCCAGAATTCCAAAGCATCAAATACTTCGGTTGGACGCATGTAAGAGTAGTACTTGCGCTCCTCTTCATCCTTGATCAGTTCAACGTCTTCGTTAATCCAAGACTGACCATTGCCAATCTCAAGTACTTTTCGAATTGCATCTTCGTCATATCCCGGCACACCGATCAAATCAGCAAGTGCCATGCGGGTAAGGGGATGATGCTGGAAAATATATCCTTGATTAAAGTCTTCGATACCCGGTTCCGGATACATACGGAAAGGATCTACCCGCTCGTATTCTGGGCCGAGTTTCTCAACAGGCTCAACAATGGTCTGCCCGTTGGGCATAGTTTTCCATCCGAGAGTCCGCTGTCTGCGCACAATCGGGCCTTTTACAAAGGCACATGGGAAAGTAACCAAGTCGGTAATGAAGTCGTTAAATGCTTTTTCCCATCCACCGTGCGCAAACTGATCTTGGATTTTAATCTTCATCCGATCAGCACGAGCCTGTGATTCACGCAAAATGCGGAACCGGTAATCCTGCGAGACCATCTCTCGCATTTCAGCCATTTGCTCAGGAGTCGGAGCCTGCCCCAAATCCTGCACCATCTTCAAGACTTTTTCAGCAAACTCAGACTGTATCTCGCGGCTTTGCGTAGGAGATAGATCAGGGATAGGAGTAGCAGTAAGATCCCAAGGAGGGGAACCATTATCCAGCAAAATATCACGAAGCCAACTCTCGGCAGCACGACACTTAACCTCGGTAATCATCATGTAGATTTCCGAGCCGCCTTGGCTACGGATCGCCGCTAGTTTGTCGTTCTCGTACTGCCCATTGCGTTGCCGCAACGCACGAAGCATCTCGTTCTCAAGTGGCTTTTTAGCCATCTGAGCCGCATCCCAACACTCCCGCAAATAACCAGTTAGCCCAAGAATTACCGGCTGATTCTGACGCGCTTCCATAGCCGCATCCGTTGCGGCCTGTTCGCGTTTTGTCAAATCGTCATTACTGACGACTCGAAGGAATGTTAGTCCTGCCATGTTTACTTCTTTCTGCGCATCTCGGATTCAGGCATCGCCATTTCCATTTCGCGCTGACGCCACGCTTGCGGAGTATAAGTACCCGGGCCTTTGCGCTTTTCCTGCGGCCCCATAATCCGCTCTTTCATTTCCGCACGAGCTACCGCGTCTTTCTTGCTTTTCAACGCGCTGTATGGACTAGAGCCAGCCTTTTTAAGATTAGCCATCATCTCTTGCTTGGCGGTCATGCGCGGCATCGTAATCACACCGCCCTTCTGGTAAGATTTAACCATCCCGCCACCCATGTAACTTTTCATGGGTTTTTCCGAACCCGACATCTTCGGATTTGAAGATGTAACCGTATAGGGTTTGTTGCACTTCATGCGAATACTCCTCCGCGTTGTGCGGTTTGTATCATAAATCTAACAGAAGTCAAATAGGAAAAGAACCCCCGAGGGAGCCCCGGGGGTTAAAAGCTGCGTTAGGGAGATAAATGCAGCTATTCACAAGAGGTAACAATGCAAAGACACAATATCAAGTCCAGCCAGCGGCTGCAACTTTTTTAATATCCCGCCTGTACGGCACTCTGCTGGAGTCACTCGCGTTCGCAATATGGAGCATCAAGTACTGAAGTGCCTCGGCTACGTGGGAGTGCTTGTTCTTGTCAATGTCCCCATCGCCTCGAGGCTTATACCGATAGCCGCCCATCATGGCAGCTTTTAACTGTGTACATCGTGGGTCTACAAGAAACCCGGGGTCGCCATCAACTTGACGCATGAGATATTCATCTACCGCGTTGATGCGTGCTGACACGTTGTTGGTCTTGGCCGAGATAACCTTAAGCCCCTCGGCCTTGATAATATCTACCGCGCTGCGCTCGTCAGTCTGCGCCCGCTGAATACCCGCCGGGTCGGTCACAACCATCACAGGAATCCCCGGAAAG